GCCGCTTTTTGTCTTTCGACAAATAAAGCATACATAGAGAGACCGTTTTCGGTTCTTCCTCTAAGTACCCAGCCGAGTAAGAAAACTTACTCTAAAACCTCTTTCTTAAGAGGGTATCCACCGTGATTTCAATACAACGGAATCACGGACCGTAGAGGTGTTGAAATCTCGCACTTCCACAGGTTCAGTACTATTGTATGACCTAAGGAAGTATTTCAACAATCGGTGGACACCGTTCACTCTATCTACACGCTCGCGCGACACGGGTACTAACCCGCGAAACTCGAAGCGATGTAAACTGGAGTTCCATCGTGAGATGGTTCTCCAATTGAGGAACGAATGTAAACCGACACTCGGTGAAGTATCGCATGTATGATGAAGGTCGAAAAACCGACCTAAAATGTCATCAATACATCTAGTAGTCGCCCAGAATCCTTTCTTATAGAATTGATTCCGGCTAGCTATTAGTGCGACGATTCTCGAGTGCTCCTTACGAGATTTTGGAATCTCTTGGCGGAAGTATACTGGGGTTATGTTATAACCTTCGTACGCATCCATCCCACACGATTCACGAAATGGACCAAGCGAAAAAGATTTGCTTGTATTCACCTTGAATCGTGCCGACTCCAAAATATCCGTAAGAGCAACACACCACGGAACGGGGACGATTAAATCGTCTCCAAAAACGTGGACATCATTGATTAGTTTATCAATGTGTCTACGTTGTACCGGTAGGGACCCGGCTCTAAGCCCCGAAAGAATGCAAATGGTATAAAATACCATAGATTCAATCGGAAAGCAGAGGGCTGATCCCATGCTAGAAAACTTCTTTAAACCAACCGTTTTACCGTTTGGCAGAAGAGCGTATTTCGAACGACAATCAAAAATTGCCGATCTCAAGAGCGAGTAATCGCCCAAAAGATGAAATACGAGTCCAGCATGTACTCGATCAGATGCTTCACTTAAATCAAGTGTTGCATATTTTCTAGTCACACTAGACTTTCTAGCAAACTCGCGATTGAACTCATTTGATGTGAAATGTATTCCTTTACACATTTCATCGCTCTCAATCAGCTGCATCAACCTGCCAGAAATGGCTTGTTGTGCATACTGATTATGCGCGGGTTCAATAGCGATGACTCGCGGGGTCTTTTGCGTTTTGGGAACAAACACTACCCGAACGGGTAATTCTGTCCTAGACGTAAAAGCATTCTTCAATACATCATCTACGCTATGTCCATAATTGGGCAACGCATAGTCGACAATTGGGAATGTACGTTCAAGTCGCTTCGACCAATAAAGGTCGGAATATTTTCCATTTAAAGAAAAGTATTCTGCGACAGCGCCTGGACCATGCTTTGGAATAAGCTCGTTAGAAGACAACTCAAGTTGTAATCTGGCGAACACTTTTCCGAAGATGATACGAGCGCAACGCCGAAAATCATTAAGATTACTCCAATGATTGGGGCGGAACGTCCGTAAGTCATCTTCACACGATTGGTATTGAATGACAGCTTTTGCTTGTCTATCATCAGTACATCCTTTCTTTAGTTTGTTGAAGCTGAGGCAGATCTGCCTTACTCCATCGACTAGATCCGGGTTAACATTCGTGTGAAGTCTTCCAGTACAATCAAAGATCTGCGATAAGATACCCGAGAATAATTTCGGGATTCTTACACTGCCTCGTACCTTGCAAAAGGCGCGAAACAGTGATGGATCGTAGTATCCATTCTCGAGACACCTATCAAGGTCTTTCGAGAAGGATGGAAGGGTAATCGTAAGGAACGATAGTCCTTCATCTTTGATTCGTGACCTTATTCTCATAAGATCACGATCCATGGAAGTGTTTGTATTCATGCCAACGTCTGTTAGCATGGCGGTTAGTAGAGCTTGCGTACTTTTCATGATTCCCTCAAGGGTAATCATTACGTCGCATGCTTTACAGATAAAGGCAAGTACAATTAAGTACTTGTGTGTTGAAAGAGAGCTCTAGGCTTCCCCGCCGACAACCTTAGTTTGGTTGGCCGGCACGTTAAGGAAGTCGCAGAGCGCTTTCATCACATATCCGAGCTCGGTGTCAGTGAAACCCATAGTAGGGTTTTCAAGGACAAGGTGCACAGATGCCTTCGACTCCATGTTTGTCGTCGGGTTGAAAGGATCCGCAGTGAGTTTCCTCTGGTGCAATTTAACCAGATGACGCTCGCGGCGTCCCCCTTTGACAGCTTGATGAGCGATTTCGAGTGTGAACTCGTCATCGGTCGTCTTGAATGTCGAGGGAGAGCCCGCCGTTGAAAAAACGCGCGGGAGGGACTTTGCAGCCCCGTTGACAGTGACAGAAATCGGATCCGCAAACATGCGAAGCTCCTGAAAGAAAACGTCTCACGACGTTGAGGTTGCGAGAAAATCATAACACATTACGGATCTTTTGATCCGCAAGAGCTGCTATGATCAGTTTTTGTGACCCGGTTAAAGAGTCACGGTCTAACGCTAGACCGAATGGATGGGTTGCCTCCCGAACTTTAGTGTCAAACTGTCGTATGACACTGGGTCGATAGTAACCATCACATCCAGACCACTTGTAGTCACGCCGCGTATGCTTTTGTATATATGCATACGTAGTATGTTGCTCATCAGCGACTTCTCGAGATAGGTTATGTATTACATCACCTACGTTTGAGAACCAGTCGATGAGCCAACTCCAAGGGATTAGCTCCCAAACCGTCGAGGGTGTAAATTCAAACCCTCGAAGTCTGAGCTCGAGCTCCTTACGTGAAGGAATCCGATCAGTGAACGAATACACGAATTCCCCAGAAAATACCACTTTGGTGATAGTTCGCACTTCACCTTTATGGTACCACTGAGAGGAAATTCGTGGCTTCCCCGATAAGATATCATTAGTCGCCCAGCAACCCGAATATGGGTAGCCAGTCCGATTAAGAAATATCTCATTTTGAACATCCTCTTTTACGAGGAGGCGTCTTCGTATCGGTTTTCCGATATTAGCAAGAATAAAATCAACTTGCTTCGAGATGCGACGTGCATTGAACAATAAACTTTGCACATCGTTCACGAAAGGACGCCAGCCAAACTGATACTCAAGGTATCGGTCGCCTAGTTTGGTAAACTCAAGTGCTCTCTTCGAGAGCATCCTGGGTAGATCGCGCAGCTCGTATATAGCTTGAAGTCCTGAGACGTCAAGCTTAGCGGGCCGTGCTTTCTGCCAAGCTTCGGCAGCATATTCAAAGGCGTGGAGATCCACGTCCGGTGGGATCATTCTCGTGTGTGGTTCGTCACCAAGGTGATAACCTCCAGTAGCGGCCGGAAGGTCGTAACTGTAGGTATTTAAACCTTGGTCACGAGTGAACGACACGGGAACGGTAGCTTCATGCCATCTTATCTTGTAAGATAAGAGAGGACCTCCGTCGTCCTTAGGTTTCACACCTAAGTAATACGGATTCCTTACTGTGTCGTGACAGTACCGAATGTTATTCACTCTCTTCTTAGAGAGTGCCCAAGAGGTATCGTACTTCCTAACGCCTGCCCGGTAAGGGCTCGGCGGATAGTAATACGCTACACTTAGGAACTTCGGTAAAGGCTGATCACGAGTCTCAATACGCAGACGTCCAACTCTGGGTTTCTTCCGTTGAGCTAGAGTAATATCGGGGTCAAAATTCGGTCCATATTTGGAACGTTTTTTGAGCCGTTTCTTACTCATCTGCTCTTCGGAAAAGCCATCGTAGGTCGTAGACGTCTTCAAGGGCCTCTTCTTATTATGATAGAGGTCCGGGAAGAAACTTGAGACCATGTTGCTATATCCTATTCACTGTGTTAGACAGAGGCTGGTGCAAGCACCGCGTTGCCGAAAGGCA